CTAACATCTGCCGTCTGCGTTTTTAACATATTGCTCCCTTGTAAACCCTAGGAAATTGGATTTACGGGATAATCGTATTTAATTAAATCGATTTAGACAAGAAGTAAGGTGGCGTGTCGGCAGTCTAAAAAGCCAACCTCTTTAGATTCTTGCTGTGATCCGGCAAAATCAGTCTTTGATGGAAGCACCTTTAAAAGCCATTCAGGGGCGTTTATAGCCCCTAAGTCGAACTGGTAGATACCTTTAGGCGTCGAGTTGATATAAAGCGTCCTAGCGCCCGTTCTAGCCCGTATTTCGGCCAAGTAATCCCACTTCTTCTTCTCAATCATAAGTTGGTTGTAATGGGTTCGGCGGCACTTGAGCTCGATATAGGCGTCGTGGGTAACGCCATCTACCCGGTCGGTCGCCGATAGTGGCGTCAAGTCCGGATATTCGGCCTTAAGCGCCTCAAAGAGTTCGGCTTCTCGGAAGTAGATTAGACGTCTTCCTCGCCGTCTTCCCAACCAATTTTCTTAATTGGGTCGGCAGGATCAATAAACCAATCCGGCCAAGATTCGCGCTCCATAGCAAAGGCCAAAGCAAAATCGGCTTTCCATCCAGCCGCTAGAGCCGCGTCGTAAATCGCCTTTGATTCAATAAATCGTTGCTCAAGCTTTGTGGGAAAAGGATTGGCTACTGTGCGCGGTCTGCGAACTTTGCGCTTCTTTGGCGCTTTTTTAGCGACGCGTCTTCTTTGTGCCATTGGTAATCCTCTCCCTAAGAACTAATTCAAGGGTAGATTCTAACTTGTCAAGTCTCGAAATTAGTGGAAGGTTCTCAAGTTTTATTATGTATCGAAGTCCGGCAATTAGTAGGCCGATTGAGCCTAGAACCGAAGCTACGAAGGCCGCTACGTTACTTGCGTCCATACTGCTTGGAGTTCTTATCTGCCCAGCGAACGGCTGGAGCTGTGATTGCGCCAATCAAAACGGCGTATTCGGGAGCAAAGTCGAGAAGCAAAGAGACACCCATAGTTACAGCTGAGGCGGCTACTGCTAGGCAGTAATCCTTAAATGCCTCTTGAAACTGTGGGCTTTTAATGCGAGCGATTAGGTCTTTCATTTATTTACTCCTTCAAGGTCGAACCAGCTTCCGTCATTGTCTCCCGATGGATTGAAACTTATATGGATGTGGGATTGATGGGGGTTGCCTGTGTATTTACGCCAGCGCCAGCGGAGACGAGAGGAAGCAATACGGCGATCATATATAACATATTTGATACGTTGGTCGCCTCGCTTTGCGCAAAGTCTAATTCGCTCGGCGAGTGCGTGAGCTTCTTCTTTGTGAGCTTGAAGGTCGGAATCAACATCTATAGCTCTGACGACTCCATCAATTGGGATATGGTCTGAAGTGCCTTTAGCGAGATGGCGACTATCAGCAATCCAGCCATCGCTACGGCGATCGCGGCTCGGATAATCATCATCTATCTGCTCTCGAAGTTGGACACCAGCTCGGCATAACTTAGCCAAGAAGCAATCTCGCTTCATCTTCGGTTAGACCAAGGCGGTCGAAAATTGCTTGGCGAGCGGCGGCTTTGGCTTCTGCTTCGGCTTTGCGTTGTGCTTCGACTTCTTGGTCTGTTTGATATTGTGCGAATTCAGCCTCATTCATTTCTCGCTCAATTTCTTCGCCAGTTTCACAATTAATAATTTTTATTTTTAATTCATTCATTATTTAATACCCCATAATTCAATAGTTCCTGAATTGTAATTACCACTAGCAGAAAAAATTTGTAAAGAAGAAATTGCGGAAATTTGGTTATATCCACCTTGTATTACTTGTGACCGCATTTGCGTTTTATCATTGTAGTTAGTTTGAAATAGCCATCCTTGAATAAATTTCCAAGTAGTAGCATTAGCATAATCATAAATTCTATAAATACCTAAATTGTAATCTGTTCCAGCACCGCTGTTTTTTGTAAAAATTTTTGAATCGATGCTAGTATCATTAGGAGTTACAGAAGTTCCATCAATCCAAGTAGTAGTGTTAAAATTAAAATGTCTATTTGCTGTGCTATCGGCATTAAACCGCAAAAGAGTATTTCTTTCAATGGTAGTAGTAACTGCGTTCCTAATAATTATTAAAATATCTTCATAGGTTGATGGTATTGAACTTAAAGTAAAGGAAGAACTTCCTGACATATCAGTAGTCGAAATTAAAGTCATACCACCCGAAACCGGAGCTGACCACTTCAATCCAGTTGCGGTGCTTGTATCAACTGTTAAAACATCTCCATTAACCGCCGAACTCGCCAATCTTGCTGGCGTATCTGCCGCAGTTGCGGAAATTAAATCGCCTTTGGCGTCCACAATCGCGTTCTGAATTGCGTTCGAGTCATCTTGAGCAACCCAGCTAAAATCTAAATCTGTATTAGAAGCTTTGCTTAATACTTGTCCAGTCGTTCCACCTTTAAGATCGACTAATGACGTATCTATACCATTACCTAACGTTCTAATGGCGGCCGCACCATCTTTAACTAAATCCGTATCGGCTGGGGTTGTCCAACCAAAATTACTCGTAGTAGGCATTGTTCTCCTTTAAGCGACTATTGTAGCGTTAAGCCAATCTAGGGTTGGGGATATTGTCTGCCAAGTCTCGGTTGCCGGGACATTGTTCCAGCGGAAGGCTTGGAGAGAATAAGCGATAGGTGAGACATTAAGAGTGAGTCGTAGGCGGTTGTAGGAAGCTGTCCAAGTCCAACCTTCAACGAATCCTTGGAACTCGCCGCCAACCATATTGGTTGGCAGATTGGCGATGTTAAGCGGAAGTCCCATAAACACATTCAGAAGCGCGTCTCGGTCGGCATTGTCAATTTCCGGGCTGTGAACCTCGAAAGTAATCTGTTTTAGAAGGTATTGAGGATAGGCTCGAATTTCAAGATAGAAGGCGGCTTGGTCTTCCGCGTCGGACTGATTGCGAAGGGTAGTAACAATCGTCGAGGCTAGTTGGCCGTATTCGCTAATTGACGCAAGATCGGAATCTGTGACTGTTGAACTACCAGTAGCTCCATAGCCAATAGTTATGGAATTGCGAACGTCCCCAGCTCGCTTAGTGATATTAAGACCCGGCCCGGTTGCGTGATTGCCGTCGAGATCGACATATCCGTTAGCGGCTAGGTATTGGCCTCTATGAGTGCTATCGGCGTAACCAATGCGACCTTGAGCGTCTTCGTAAATATAACCAAGGCCGGAAGTAGCCAATCGGCTAACTAAAGAATAAACAGTCTCATTAAGATTTGATTGCGAATGAAGCTCGTAATCGCCCGGTTGGTCGATGTCGCCTAATCCGCTATTTTCCGCATTAGCCCAAGTAACAGTTGGGTCATAATCATTCCAAGTTACGCCAGCTGGAACTTCATCCCAAGTGTCAAACAAAACGCCGGATAGGACTTCGTAAATCATATCGCCGTCTAAGTTATGACCTAGGTTGCCCTCGAATATGGCTCGGGCAAGACGAGCTAATGAGCCGACTGCGAGAATGTTAATGCGCTGAGATAAGGCCGTAGATCCGCTATTGGCTACTTCGATTGATAGGTCGGCGATAAAGCCACCGAATAATGAAACCCAGTTGCCGGAAGTGTCTTTGACTTCGATTGAGATTGGGTAGTTAATCTCAAAACTTACGTTGGCTTCATTTGTCTCTAGAAGTGAGATGTTGGCATAACCGGGTTGTGGCTGAGCATAGATATCGGTTCGCCCGCTGGTTATTGTCATTCCGGCTAAGGTCACCGAAGTAACAGTCGAGCCGTTTACCTTTACGCGATACTCAGGATTCCAAAGGGTCATAATTACTTAAATAGAGCGCTGTATCCGCCAGCTGAAGTTCTTTCGACGCTGTTCATAGCGTCAACTACGGCTCGGGTGAATCCTACTTCGTCAATTACTGAAGGAGCGTTTACGTTGATTGTGACGCCTCGACCAAAGCGCAATTCTTCAGCTGATGTTTGATTCATTGGCACTACTAATTCTTGTCCGGTTAATTGACCTAACAACTGTTGTAGTAAAGCAAAGTCTCCTTCAATTTTCTTAAGAGCTTTTAATTGTCCGGGAGTTCCGCCACCTTTAGAGCCTGAGCCGCCTAATGAAGCACCACCAAGTCCGGCTAATGATGAGCCTAATCCGCCTAAAGCACCTACTAAGCCACCAAAGGCCGCAGAGCTACCTAAAGAAGATCCACTACTCATTTGGAAGTTACCGACTGCCCCACCACCGCCGCCAAGACTTATGCCGGGGATATTTACTCCCGGAATTTTGTTAATTAAAGAAATTAAAGAATTGATTCCATCAATAGCTTCGCGAATCATCGCTTTTATTGCGCTAACAACTTTGCCAATAATTTCAATTAAAGTGGCAATACGATAGCCAACAACTTCAATGGCTTTGACAAAAGCAAACTCGAATAATGGAACAAGATAATTCTTTGTAAACTCCCAAAGGGTTTGGATTGCTTCCTTGTTATTCTCAAAAGCTCGTCTTATAGGTTCTAAAGCCTTATCTTTGGCTTCAATTAAAATAGGGATAAGACGATTCATAACATAATCAAAAAACGCTTTAATTGCGGGAAGTAATGCCTCGCCAACGGATTCTTTAGCTTCATCAAAACCAATTTTTAAACGCTGAATTTGACCTTCTAAAGTGTTGGCTTGAGTAGTTGCCGCACCGCCGAAAGTAGCGGCCAACTGATCCATAGTCCCTTTAAGGCCAAGAGATTTAATTTCTGCGCTCGATAATCCGATACCCAATCGGCTTAGAGCTCCGGTGTTACCTTCGTAGGCTTTACCTAATGCGTTAGATACTGCCTCAACTGATTTACCAGTAGCGGCGCTAATATCGAGAGCTAGTTGTAATCCGTCTTGGGCTTGTGCTAGGTCTCCAGTTGCGGTCGCTAATCTTTGGAAGGATGGGCGAAGTTGTTCATCGGATATACCAAAAGCCAAAGACATTTTTTCGATTTGTTTTTCGACTGCGGCGATTTGTGTATTAGTCGCCCCAGTAACATTTTCTAAAGCCTTGGCTAATCGAGATTGAGCCGCTTCATCTTCAATTGCGGCTTTAACTCCATCGATTGCTAACTTGCCAGCGTAAGCGGCGGCAGCTGCGGCGGCGGCCGCAAAAGCCGCGGCGGCAACTTTGCCAAACTTTTCTAACTTACCGCCGAATCCTTGGATTTCGTTGTCGGCTTGGCCTAAATTCTTTTTAAGGTTATCTATATCGGCGAGGATAGATAACTTAAGAGTTCTACTTCCGGCCATTAGTCATCCCACTTTTCAATAACTTGAGAAAACGAATTTTCCCATTTCTTAATAATGTCCGGTTGAACTCGACGCATAGTAGGCCATATAAAATAACCTTCGCTACCTTTTGATCCAAACTTAGGGGTTCGAGCTAAGAATTGTTTTAGGTTATCAGAACCGAACTCAACACCAGCCAAAATCGCGTTAGTGGCTGGACGACCTTCTCTCAACTGTGTAGTAGCTCCACCGGAAAATTTCTGACTAGCAAAACCAATTCCGAATTCGCCGACGACACTTGATTTACTGATCTTAATACCATCTGCGATTCTAGTCGCTTGTCTTGGCCTTGGATAACTTCTCGCCGCTGATCTAATTTCGCCAACGACGAAATCTACAAGTCCGCCAGTTACGCTTCTAGCTTGTTCTTTAGCTTCGTCACCCATTTTACGGATGACACTAGCTATTTTTCTCAATTCACCTTTGTCATATTGAAATACGCGCTGGCTGTCATCGAACGTTGCCATTTCGCTCCTTCAATATATCAATCGCAGTTACTAAATCGTCCGCGTCTTCCCAATAGGTCATTGGGATTCCGGTCGCTATTGCCAACTCGAGTATAAGTCGGTTTAGGCTTCCGGTTGGGAATCTTTTGGGTCTTCGATGTCTCCAATTATCAGTTCATCGACAGTTAGTTCCCAAACGTCATACGCTTTAGATGGTTTGCCAGCTGAAGCTCTGACGTAGGCGGCGTGAGCCAAGAATAGGAAATCGGTCTGTTGGTATTCTTTAATATCGGTCATTTTATAGATCGATTTACCAGTTTTCCGTTCCCACTTAGCCCACTCAGGAAGCCCTGCGGTATAGGTTTCCACTTCGCCGTTCGTATATTTAATTGTTAAGTTGAGTTTCATAGCTCCCGATTCCCCGATCTCTTAGCTGAAGGTTTCTGTTGGTGTTCCGATTACTGTCATCGTCCAAGTGTCGGTAAGTGCTCCGGGAGCAGCTCCGCCAGCGCTTGGGAAGATTGGAAGAACTGTAAAGGCGAATACTGCGCCAGTTACAGCTGTGAAGCTTACGTTTAGAGCGGTATTAGGTGCGCTCTCTGCGTCTGCCCACATAGCCTCGAACAAGGATGAAGCTGCGCCCCAATCCTGAAGAAGTTCGATTGTGAATGTCCATTGTTTATCAACGGACTTGTAAGCGCGGCCATCGAGAGTTTGATAAGTCTCGATAATCGTCTCACAAGATAAAGTCGCAGAAGTCGCCTGAGCATCGTAGGACGCTG